CTGCACGGATAGCCGTTAATAGCATTGATGGTCGCAAGCTTGTGTTTGACCAAGCTTTTGTCAACAAGATGACAGCCGATGAGGCTTTGTTTAAACAATTATTTGCTCAAAGCGCATTTATCACGCAAGTACAGGCTGTGACTTTATCAGCAAACCAGATTACTGGCGGCCTGATTAAAGCAACATCTGGAGCAATGGATATTAATCTTGACAATGCTGGTATTCTTTTTCTCAAAGATGCCAAAATTGAATTTAGGTCGGAAGACAATACACTTTTTCGGACTAAAAATGGCACGTCGGCATTTATCCGTTTTAGGGACGACTCATATAGTGGAGTTTACGCTGCAATGGGTGTAAATGCAGATAATACTGGCACTCAAAACGATTACGCTTCTGGGCTTTTTGCTGGAGTTCGTGTAATCCGAACCAATCCAAACCGCTACTCTGGTCAATATGTCGACGAGATTCAATTAATCGCTGATACAGTCAATCTTAGGCACACATACGGAGCTAATAATGATTATCTCCGTATTAAATGGGATGGTGGCGGTCGTATAGATTTAATTCAATTTCTTAGAGCTGTCTCAAAACGTTTAGGTATTTCACTTGTTTAATCAAAGGAGGTAATTATGGACGAAACAATAAAATCAAATCTAGCAATCGTTATTGCACAACTATCATTAGATAAAGCTACATTACAGGCTGAGAATGATGAGTTACGAAAACTTGTAAAAAATCAAGCAGAACAATTTGAAGAACAAAAAGGAGAATAATCATGACAGAAACTACTACCAACACTTTACTTGACTTATCAACCATTACAGAACCATTTGACCTTGCAACAGCTTTGGTCTATATGAAAGAAAATGGCGAATTTATCCGTTGCAAGTCAGCACCTCAGGATTTTTACATGTACCGCGACGTGCAAAAACGTCCTGCTGTAGTTGACGGCCGTCGTCAGTTTGTAGACGTTGAGTCCGTTTGGGCATACAATCAATGGGGCGGTATTTCGAAATCTATCAACATTGCAGATCTGTTTAAAAAGGATTATTACGTCATGAAGTTTGACGAAAATGGGAATCCAGATTGGTCTCAACCGACCGTTGGGGCGGAGGTATGGGATGCAATTTAAACCAGAGCAAATATATGCATTTGTTGCCTTTGTTTCGAGCGTTCTCGGCATGTGGTCAATCTTAACTGCTAAGATGACCAAACAGGAAAACCGCAACACGGCGCTTGAAAAAGACATTGAGAATTTAAAAGAGTTTAAAGAGATCGCCAATCGCCGATTGGATAGCCATGACAAGCAAAACGAGGCAATTTTGGTTTTGGCCGAGCAAGTCAAAAGCATGGGCGATGACGTTAGAGACTTAAAAAGAGTCATCATGAAGGAGAATTGATATGAATAAAATAAATTGGCGTGTACGTTTGCGCAATAAAACATTTTGGTTGACACTGGTACCTTTGTTGGTACTTTTGACACAGCAGTTAGGACTAAACTGGGTGCCCGAAAATTGGGAGTCCATCTTTACTACAGTAATGGCAATTTTGACGGTTGTGGGCATTATCAATGACCCGACAACAGCTGGAATAACAGACAGTGAGCGAGCACTTGCTTATTACGAGCCAAAGAAAGATTAGGAGGACTAACCATGTTTGAATTTGATGAAGTAATTGAGTTCGACGAAGCTAAGTACGAGGATAACATTGCCCGTCACACGTTTCCTGATCATCAAGGGAAAGGGGTTGATTTAGATGAGTAATCTTGATTTAAAAATGGTTCAAATGTTGGTTCCTGGCGCGAAGTATGGTGTTAAATGTCCATACGCTATGGTTCCTGAGTTTCTAACCATCCATAATACCGCCAATAACGCTTCTGCACTTTCGGAAATTAGTTACATGATTGGTAACTGGGAGGAAGTATCATACCATTGGGCTGTCGATGATGTGCAGGCTATCCAAGCCATCGAACACAACCGTAACGGGTGGCACGCAGGTGACAATGCAAACGGTACAGGAAACAGAAAATCAATTGGTATTGAGATTTGCCATAGCTTGACTCCAGGAAATCCAAAATACGCTAAGTCTGAGGATAATGGTGCTAAGTTGGCAGCAATTATTTTGCATCAGTACGGTTGGGGTATTGACCGTATTCGCAAGCATCAAGATTGGTCTGGCAAGTATTGTCCACATCGTATCTTGGACAATGGTAACTGGGAAGGTTTTAAAACTAAAGTACAGAAGTATCTAGATGAATTAAAAAACGGAACAGCAACACAAGTAGTAGAAAAGAAAGAAGAGGAACAAGACATGATTACAATTTCAGCAGAAGGCCGCGGTATTGCTTTGGTTATGGGAGGACGCTTTTTACCAATTTTAGACGCAAAAACTCCAACTGTTTTCTGGGAGCAAGGTGTCAAGCACTATCACCTAGACGTAAAGACATTTGATGCGTGGCAAGGCAGAGCAGATAAATCCACACTTGACGATGCAACGGTCAACAAGCTCATTGCAGGTCTAAAATAATTTCAGTCCAGCTTATGCTGGGCTTTTTTTGTTGCCTTAAGTTGCTGAGGTTACTTGGGAAGAATTCCAAACATTGGACTTCAAATATGAAAATTCAAAAACATTGCAAATCGGAGCAACTTCTGAAAATGTTGAGTACATTAAAGTGTACTTCAACAAAAAAGGAGAAGTAGTAGACTCTAAAGCAATTTTGAAGGCAGAAGGCCCAACTTCGATCTTCAAAAAAGAAGCCATCAAGAAAAACGGTCAGCTTACTAAAAGAGCTATCGCAATCTTGAAAGAGGTAGCTAAATGATAATAAATACTACCCATACTTTGGTAGATGGCGAACTTGACACCAAATTTTCTCTCAGCTACATTGCAAAGCAAATGGGTTGGGATTGAAAAATATATACACAGATCCTAAACACAAATAGGGTCTTTTTTTGTTGCCTTTGTCGCCTATTCTGTTTGCGATACTATTTTTGCTTTTTTTTATTTATAAGTTAAAAAAATTTACTTTTTTGTTGACAAACAGGAATTCTTTTGATATAATTAAATCATAAAGAAACAGAAACCCCACAAGGGCGAGGAGGAAAATAAAATGAAAAAAACAGCAAAAGAAATCATTGAAGAAATGAAGTTTGAAATCCTAAAAGCAATCAAAGAGAACGACTTTTGTTTTTACGGTATCAGGGGTTGGGATGAGGAATACGAAATTGGTCAAATTTTACCAGAATCAGTAAAATGGGATTATGATAATGATATGCCGACAGAGGAAGAAGTTGGTGGTACTTGTGTGACAATCACCGACAGTCAACATAGTGATTTTAAAGATTGGTACGAAACCGACGAAGAAATGTTAGATGCCATTGAAAAAGCAATATCCTTAAATCAAAGACAATATCGTTACCCAATGTTATTTTTAGTAGGAAGTAACGATCGTAATCCATACAATGCGTACGAAGCAGACGATAACGAAGCTATTTTAGCAGATGTATCTGTGTTATTGAGGGTATATTAGGAGGAATTAAAATGAAAATCATGTCACACCATCAAACATTTGAAAAAGTTGGGAATAAATGGATCTTACTAGACGACTTCGGCACTAAAGAAATAAGTAGAAAAGAATATGACTTACTCGCAAACGAGAAATGGACCGGAGATCGACGTTACTATGGATATACTTGCATAGGTTACGTTGTAGAAAAGCTGGTAAATATCGAACCGGTATATAGGAATTTAAAATCTGTAAGAACGTTTGATTTTATAGTGGAATAAGGCTAAACGGTTCAAGCCGTCAGTCAATCTGCAAGGGTTGACTAGTCATTAGAAAATAAAATAGCCCACAATGGCAGGAGGATCTCACAATGATTAAATTGGAACAAATGGAAGAGCTTGAAGCGCCTACTTACGACAACACATTTCAGGGTCTGGTTTTTTACAGCGGGATATATTCTTACAATGAAAAAGAATACTTGGTCACCTATGGTTTTGACGAAGAAGAAGTCAAAGAAGCTGAAAACAAATATCCAGAAAATCCACAAGAGGAATTTCCTTGGGATGATGCGCATATCATTGAAATCATTGAAATAAGGAGCAAAAAAATGTTTAAAAACAGTTGACTAGTCATTAAAAATAAATAGCCTGAAAGGCAAGGAGGTGAGCAATAATGTAGGTCAATAAATATAAAAAAATATCTTTTTACTTTACATAAAAAGAACAAAAAAGTAAGGAAAGGAGCAACATGAAAGAAATAACATTTAACGGTAAGTGAGTAAACAAAAAACCACTGCAGGAACAGTGGCTCGCTAAAATAACTAATTAAATTATAACACATTGGAGGTTATTATGACAGAAGCAATTTTAACAGTAGGAATCTTTGCAGTGCCAATCTTAGCAGTAGCGATTATTGAGCAACGCAAGAGGGAATTAGAACGCAGAAATCATGAACTAGCTTTAATACGTGAGATGGAACAGATTATCCAGTTTAAACACGGCATGGCGTACCGTGATGAGTGCTTTAAACGAAGCGTGCTTAATACAGAGCGTCAACAGGTGGATAAGGAGGAGAAGCGTTATGCGAATTAACGAGGGTATCGGCATGGAAAACCTTATCGACCAGATTGTTTATATCACAGGTAAATCACGACAGTTTTATCAAGATATGTCGCTGTACGAACTTGCTGTGGAGCTAAAAATCGTGAAGATACAGGAAGGGTTGTGAGATGAATAACACAGTAAGACTTGAATTGATAGCTCAATCATACGACCGCTTTTTTCGTACGAGAGACATCGAACATTTGAAGGATGTAGAAAGGATTTTGGAGTATGACGGGCTTGCAGATTTTGAAGAATAATTAGAAAGTTGAGGGAATATGGCAAAGAAACAGCAGAAGAAAGTCTATTTTTGGTTAAAGCTAGACCAGAATTTTTTTAAGAATCTAGCTATCAAGCAGGCTCTACGAATGCCTGGCGGGAAGGATATGGTTATCATATATCAGATGCTCATGCTGGAATCTTTGGCTACGGATGGTGTTATCTACTACGAGGGAATGTTGCCAACTCTTGAGAAAGAACTAGCCGTCCGCCTAGATGTCAAAGAAGAAGATATC